TAATGGAATATTGGGGCAACGGCAGATATAGTAGCTATGAATCATTTAAAAGTGCCTATTATCGTTGGAGAAGTGATAATAAGGTGTAAATTTGTGATATGATAGCAGAATGTCAAGTATGTAAGCGCAAGTCGCAGTCAGTATTTCTGACTTGCACCACGAAGCAAGCAGATAAGTTCAGCTTTAAGATGATACCCTTCTGCTGCAATGAGCATAGGGATGAATTTGAGAAGCATTACTTTGCAGCAATTTATCACAACAAAACAGAGCAATTTAAAGAATATTACAAAATCCTAAGTTACCAATATGTTGATTAAGATATTCACGGCCAACGTTGGCCACATAGACACCAAGCAATCAATCATTGACCAGAGCGTTTATCATGAATATGAGGTGTTCACTTACCCTATGGAGGGGTTGACTGATCGGCAGGCAGGCAAGTACTACAAAACAGCCTGCCTTGCCCTTCAAGATGTAGATATAGCCATCTGGTTAGATCATCGTGTCAATGTCATAGGCAGCAAGTTTGTTGAGTGGGTAAAGTCAGCGATAGAAGGCCAGCACATGATTATACCACAGCACCCAGATAGAAAGTCAATAGGCGATGAATATAAATACATTCTAACAAACTTAGAACAGCCATATTTGAACGTAAGATATGCCAACGAAGATTGGCAGGCAGAGATAGATGCTTATGGGAAGCACTTAGATGCGCCATTAGTTAATCCCAGATTCTTCGCCATTGATTTGAGAAAGAAGCTATCAAGACAAATATTGGGAGATTGGTACAACCACATCATAATGTACACCATCTTCGATCAATGTAGCATCAGCTACTTACTGCACACATATAGTGCAAGTTTTAAGTACATCTGCCCAACTTGGGCGCATTTGAGCAACTATTTAGAAGTTACACCACATAAAGAATTAAAGTAAGGCTATAACCTTACAAATTAAAGCACCAAGTAAGGCTATTGCCTGACAAAAAAATAGATACAATGAGAAAAGATTTTGAAACACCAGCGGATGTCATCCGCATCATCAAAGACAATTTACAGCCCTATGAATCAGCCATTGCACTCGGTGGCGGTAAATTAGGCTTAGAATCGCACGTTTTAGTGGCAAGCAAATCTATCAGCTATGAATTTGCCGATAATGGCGCACAATGGGCAGAAAACAACGGATTTGCCTACAAAAAGACAGACCTGATGCGCTGCAAGAAGATTGAAGCTGATTTGGTAGTAGCCTTTGATGTGTTAGAGCATCTACCGAAGGAAAGGTCATTGAAGCTGATACAAATGGCTAAATGCAAGCAATTTGCTGTATTTATGCCCATCAACGAGCGCAAATTAGACGAGAAGCAAGAGCCAAGCCCTAATGGTACGCTGATGAAGCACATCAGCAGTTGGACAGAAGCTGATTTTTTAGAGTTAGGATTTAAGACATGGGTGAGTGAGAAGTATCACAAGCCAGAGAATGGTGGTACTGATGCAATAATAGCAATACTAACACGATGAAAAGTATGTACGTTGTAAAATATGATGGTGGTCAATACGAGGATTACTTTGAGCGAGATTTGTTCGTAACCGAAAGTATTGAACTTGCACAAAAATATGTAGCAAAGTTTAATGCTATGTTAGAGAAATGGAGATTATATTACGATAGGTTGTATTACGATTGTGATTGGGGTAATGATAATGATTGGCGGAAGAGTTTGTATTTCAATAGGGGTGATTGTGTGCTTGAAATTCATAAGTGTTATTATACAGAAATAGAAGTAAGATGAAGAAGGTAGTAGTTTGCGCTAATTTCGGGGGTAAAGATTACATCAAAGACCCTGTAAACTTGATGCGTGGAGATGACAATGGCCACAACCCAGATTGGGAGTATCACTATTTCACAGATCAGCCATTTCACAGCGACATCTGGAAAGTTCATCACATCCACTCAAATAGCAACACAAGAGAATTAGCCAGAGAGATCAAATGGCGCACACATGAGTTTGTGAACTACGATGTGTGCCTGTGGATAGATGCTTCGATGACATTGAAGAAAGACCCTGACTACATCTTAGAGAAGATGGGCGATAAGAACTTTCTCATCAAGCTGCATAGTGAGCGCAACACCACAGATCAAGAAGTAGATGCGTGCATTAGGTTCAACCGAATAGGCGAGCAGGAAGGTAAGGTAGTCAGGAATTGGTTAAATTCAGTAGGCTATAATGAAAGGGTGCAAGATATGCACCTTCTTTGGGAAACAGGCATCTACATGAAGAGAAACGATGCCAAGCTGAATAGCCTGCTCAATGAAGTGTACGAAACAACCATCAACCACACATTCAACAGAGATCAGCTTTGCATCAGGTATCTGTTTTGGCGTGAAAAGTACCCGATAAAAGAACTACCACACCACGAAGTGTGGACATGGATAGAGTACGTCAAGCACAGAGATGAAGAAACGCTGCCCCATGTACGCTACTTCCATCCATTTGCCACAGATGGCAACTTGGGTTCAGAGTATAACAGGAGCGTGTACTACCTTCAAGATGACGATTGGGTAGCTATTTGCGATGGTGATATGTGCTTCTTGGATGTCAGGGTTAAGAAATGGATAGCCAAAACTATCAAGGAGAACAAAGACTATGACATCTATGTGCCTATGACAAACAGACTGCGTGACAAGCAGCAAGTAGTTGCTGCCATGTTTCCACATCGTGATATAGTGCTGCACAAAGATGCAACAGTCAAGCAATGGAAGAAATATCAGACAGCAATGGTAGAAGCAGGCAACCCACCAGCAGGGTTGATGATGATAGCCAAAGCAGGCACATTCAAAGATGTTAAGTTCAGAAACGGCTTACTTCTGCTTGACACAGACTTTATGGCCAGAGCCAAAGCCAAAGGATACAAGATAGGAATAATGAAAGGCATATACGCATTCCACTATTACCGACTTGCAGAAGGTCACGATAAAACGCATCATTTAAGGCAGTAATTTCATTTTATGACAAAGTAGTAAACATGGTGTTTACCATTTAACCCATTTGCCTTGTTTACTTTTGTCGATAGATGCGCATCTTTCCATTTTTTGGCAAAAAAGCCACCGAAGAACGTGACACGAGCATAAAGTCAACGCTCAACATCATACAGCTTGCTGGCAATATGTTTGGCGGCAGTAGTTCACAGCCTGTAAACGAAGCAACAGCACTAAGGCTATCAGCAGTTTGGGCGTGCCTTCGTGTATTATCAGAGTCATTTGCCACACTTCCTGTAAACGTATTCACAGCCACAAACGTGGGCAAAGAGATGGTTAGCAACCATCCTACTGCAAGGGTATTAAAGCGTACACCAAACCAATGGATGACATCATTTGTCTTCCGACAGATGGCAATGGCGCACGTTGTATTGAGGGGCAACTTCTATGCACTCATCATCAGGAATAGCGCAATGCAAGTAGAAGAGTTGCTGCCTATCTTTGGCAATGTAGAAATAGTGAAGGAGAAGGGGCAGTATTTCTACAAGTTTGAGATGGATGATGAAAGCTACATCACCAATGCAGATAATATACTACACATAAAAGGCTTTACGACTGATGGCCTTCAAGGTAAGAGCGTTTTGGAAGCGCATCGTGAAACGCTTGGACTTGGGCTGTCAGCGCAGAAAGCCAGCAAAGACTTCTACGATAACGGCAGCAAGTTGGAAGGCTACATCCAACTGCCAGAGAAGTTGAACGCAGACACCATTGCCAAGCTGCGTGAATCTTGGACAAAGACTTATGGCGGATATGGCAAAAACAAAACAGCCATTCTTGACAATGGTGCGGAATACAAGACTATTAACCTATCTCCCGAAGATGCCAAGTATCTTGAAACAAGAAAGTATCAGAAAGAAGAGATAGCATCTATCTTCCGAGTGCCACCACACATGATAGGAATCATGGATCGAGCAACGTGGAACAACGTGGAGTACATGAGCATGGAGTTCGCCAAGTACACCATGCTCCCTTATTGCGTTAATTGGGAAGAGGAGATAAACAGAAAGCTGTTTAAGCAGTCAGAGCAAGATAGCGGCTACTATGCCAAGTTCAACATAGACAGCATCATCAGGGCAGACATTAAGACACGCTATGAAGCATATGTACACGCTATTCAGAACGGCATCAAGAGCATCAATGAAGTTCGTGAATTGGAAGACATGAATCCAATACCAAACGGAGATGCACACTATATGCAGCTAAACATGACCACCACCGATAAGATAGGACAAGATGCCGAAGTTTAGCGATTATCCGGATAGCGCAGTAAACAATGCCAAGCGTGCCATCAAGCACAAAGAAGACAATGGTAGTGATTGTGGTACGCAAACAGGATGGATTCGTGCAAGGCAGATCAGCGAGAAGCAGGGGTTTGACGAGCCTATGATTAAGCGCATTTTCAGCTTTCTAAGCAGAGCAAAGACTTACGATCAGGGCAAGTACTTTGATGATGATGGCAATGAGATATGTGGCAGCATCATGTACGATGCGTGGGGTGGTGATAGCATGAAGAATTGGGCAGAACGTAAACTAAACGAATTAGAAGAAAATAGCACAGATATGAGCAATAAAGAACAACGCACCTTTACAGGTAGCATAGAAATTAGAATGAATGAAGACGGCACAGAGAGCCGCACCATTGAAGGCTATGCCGCAGTATTTGACACTTGGTCGCATGACTTAGGGTGGTTCAGAGAGCGTGTAAACAGATCAGCATTTGAAGGAGTTGACATGAGCGATGTAGTCGCTACATTCAACCATGACTTCAATTATCCATTGGCACGGACATCATCAGACACATTGAAGTTGATGGTGGATGAGCGTGGGTTGAAGTACGAGTTTAACGCACCAAACACCACAGCAGGCAATGATCTGTTAGAGAATGTACGCAATGGCAACATCAAGGGCAGTAGCTTCATGTTCACAGTATCGGAAGATAGTTGGACATTCAGAAGTGGTGAAGAGATGGATGAGCGTGAGATCATCAAGGTGGGCAGATTGTATGAACTTGGCCCTGTTGTTATGCCAGCATATCCTGACACCACAGCAGCAGCAAGGTCAGCCGAAGCTGCCAAAGAAGAAGCCAAGCCAGAAGAAAGAACAGCAAGCAAATTAAAACTTACATATAAATATCTTAAATCGAAATGAAAACTCTTAAAGTTTTGTTAGAAGAAAGGGCAGCCCTTGAATCTGACATCGAGGGATTGACCAATAAGGAAACCCTTACAGCAGACGAAGAAACCAGACTCAACGAGATGGTATCTAATTACGAAGAAAAGCAGAACGAAGTGAAAGCAGCCGAGAAGCGTGAGAGCGTTTTGAAGACCATTGCTTCGAGCAAGAACAAGCCTGCTTCAAAAGACAACGAAGGCGAATTGAGCAAGCGTTTCAGCATTGTTCGTGCCATTGAGAAATTGAGCAACGACAAAGCACTTGATGGTGCAGAAGCTGAAATGGTAGCAGAAGGTCGCAAGGAGTTCAGCAACATCGGTCAGTCAACTCGTGGTGGACTTGTTATACCATCTTGGGGATTGGAGGCTCGTGCCAACGTAAACGAGAACGGAACGGCAGGCGTTGATGTGTTAGGATTTGCCGAAGCATTGCAAGCTAACTCTGTTGCTCGTGAGTTGGGTGTATCTTTTTTCAACCTTACAGCAGATGGTAAGTTTGTGATTCAATCACCAACCACCGTTACATGGGAAGGTGAAGTAGATCCTAACGCAGATGGTGGACAGGCTTTGAGTACATCCAGCATCACTCCAAAGCGTCTTGCCACTAAGGTGCTTCTTTCTAAGCAGTTGCTGAATCAGCACAACATCAGCGTTGAAAACGCATTTGTTCAGGACATCGCCAGAGCGGTAGCCGCCAAGTTGGACTACTCATTGTTCAATGACGATGGATTCACAGAACACGCTGGTAACGGAGTAACACCTAAGAGCAACGCATCAGTATCATCATTGATGGGTGCATTGGTAGAGCAGTTGATGATGAGCAACGTAAACTTGACAAACGCCAAGTTTGCCGCTTCTGCTGGATTGTTCGCAGAAATCGCAGCCGCCACACAAGTATCAGCAGTTACACCATTGCTGTCAGGCAACAGAGCCTACGGCTATGAGGTAATGTTCAGTTCACAAATTGCCGACAACGCAAGCGCACAAGAGCAGATTTACTTTGCTGATTGGAGCAGCTTCATCATCGGACAATGGGGTGGACTTGACATCATCGTTGACCCATACACAGTAGCAGACAATGGTCAGGTGAAATTGGTGCTTAACAGCTTCTTTGATGGAAATCAGAAGCGCACCACAGACTTCGCACTCGGAGCGTTCACAGGAACTGACATCAGCTAAAATAGCTTCATAACCCTTCCATAGATCGGGGCGGTGGGAGACTGCCGCCCCTTTTTTAAATAAAGATGATAGACGATAAGCAATACATACGACCAGCAAGCATCAAAGTAAGCGTAGCACCTACTGACTTGGTAGTTACTGTCAATGAATTAAAGACTCATTTAAGAGTCAGCCATTCAGACGATGACACCTACATTCAGAGCCTTATCAAGGCAGCTACGCAATTTGTAGAGCAGTACACCAGACAAGTGCTGCCAGAGACTACATTTATTGCCTACTATGACTATGTAAGTGATTTAGAAATCACACGATATCCAATATCATCTATCACATCTATCCAATACTACGACAACAGCAACAGCTTGCAAACGATAGATAGTCAGTACTACGAAACAGACTTAGCTGACTTCCCTGCAAGAGTATGGTTCAACAAAGAATACGAAGTGTATGACTTCCGACCAGCAGGATGCTTGGTAACATTTGTAGCAGGCTATTCAGATGTAGCGGATATAGATGCAGGCTTGAAACAAGTGATAATGATGATTGCCGCTGATATGTACGATCAGCGTATGAATATGGTGCATGGCAGCAGCAATAAATCAGTAATTGACTACGGACTATTGCTCACAGCATGGCGTAAAGATTATTTTGCATGAACGCAGGGTACTTAGATAGGAAGATAGTAATTGAGCAGCAATCTACCACCAGAGATGACTTTGGTGGGGAGAATATCACATGGTCAACCTACAAGACTATCTGGGCAGGAATAGCGTATAAGCGGACAACGGAGAAGACAGAGAGTGAGCAGACAGTAGCGAGCAGAGTAGTAGAGTTCACCATCAGGGCATTGGATGCCCCATTGGTGGATGAGAGCATGAGAATCAGCTACGATAGTCAGATATTTGAGATAGAGGGTGTGTTGAAGTATGGAAGGAGTGATAAAACGATTTTGATAACAAAAGTTAAAATTTAAACAAGTAAAAAATGAGTTCGCAAGGAATTAATAACGGTACACTCACAGCACTCTATGTAGAGGCAAATGGTGGGGGATTAACAAAAGTCGCAGAACTAACAAACACAGAGTTCAGCGCAGAAATGGCAACAAGAGATGCAAGCACCAAAGACAGCGGTGGATGGCAAGATGTACTTGAAGGACAGAAATCATGGACAATGAGCGCAGATGGCTACTTCGCAGAAGATGCTACATTTGGCTTTACTGATTTGTTCACCGAGTGGACAAACAGAAGACAAGTGATAGTAGCTTTCTCATCAGGTGTAACAGGTGATAAGCGTTACAAAGGTTTCGCATACATCACTTCATTGAGCAGATCAGCACCCACCGAAGACAGCGAAACGTTTAGCGTTTCTCTTCAGGGTACAGGCACAATCAGCGAGTTCAACGTATCTTAATCTAAATAGTTATGAAGCAAATCACAATCAACGGCAACAGCTACAAGGCTAAACTCAACATACGAGCGGCCAAAACATTTGAGGAACAAACAGGCAAGGACATCAGTCAAGTGGCAACCATTACGGATATGGCATCATTGGTGTATGCTTGCGTTCACGCTGCGGCAATCGCAGAAAAGAAGGACTGCCCATTGACTATGGATGACATAGTAGATGGGGTTGAGTTAGACGAGTTGAGCAGCATAGTTGAGCAGATAGCACCCAGCGGACAGGGGGAGTAAATTCCCCTGCCCAAAGGGTAGATATAGTTCACTTGCTTGGCGTTGCGGTAGGTGAAATTGGGTTAGGGGTTGAAGAATTTTACGATCTTACCTTTGAAGAGTTTGCAGAGATAACAACTGCCTACTTTAAGAAGGAAGAAAGGGTGTACAAGAATGGGTGGGAGCAGGCGAGGTTTGTAGCTTATTACGGTTTAGTTCCACATC